CCTTGAGCAATTTTGTAGGAAAATTAAAGTTTCAGTACAGCTCGGTCACAGAGAGTGCATCTTGACCGTTCCTGTATTTTTGATAGGATTTCCAAAATATGATCTTCCGACGACTGTGCGTTACATGTGTCGCCAACTCCAGAGGCTCGGATACATAGTAAATCTTGCGGGCCCTCTAGACATAAAGGTCTGGTGGAAAAAACCCCCAGTGAATCAGATGCTCCCAGAAGAGATTGAAGAGGTCGAACTTCCGAGTTTGGTCAATTTGCAAAAGATGGCTAATAAATTGAGAAAAAAGAATTAAAGTGTAAAAAAGGGAAGGAGCCACGATAAAGTTGCTATCCAACACCAATATGAACCGGCCGTTCCATATTTATCATTAAAATAGCTACTTATTATGTATGTTATTAGACCGGCCGCCGCAATTACATGATGACCCGTTATCCATAAAGGAGCCAATAACGCAATCATCCATAGTATGCAATACACTGATTTAAAGTCTCTGTCGACCCAGTTCCATTTTAGATGTCCGTTCCCTCCAATTGTCGTTGTAAAATCTATTTTATTTTTTAGTAAAAAAGTTATTATACCAATGAGATATACAATCCAGAACACGTTTCGTTGTTTATCATTGAGAACGGTCGCTGCTACAAGTGGCTGAATGGTAAGTATCGCTCCTCCGACCATTGACCAGAATCTGTTTTTATCGGGAATATATAAATTTTTCCATAAAAAATATTCAACAAGTTGTATTTGTGTAAATGTGACCATGAGATACCACACAGGCAAGTCTATAGTTCCTAGATTTTTATGAACGAGCGCAAGGAACATTGCAAAAGCCCAAGTGGATAGCGATCCGTTTGCACTCCAACACATACTATGTAAAATTATTATAAAATAAGTCCTCGGGTACTAATAATGGATCTCATCAATGAATCTGAGCGCCGTTTTACCAAGAAACTCTGTGATACTATGACTCCGGTAATGATTGAGACTTTTTGGGAGATTTGGCTTGAGGCTCAGAAGGAGGCCAAAGGGAAGAATACAATTCAAGTCTTTCAGCAACTCCTGAGAGATGTCAAGACCTGGAACTCTTCAATTTCACACAAGAATGCAGAGGCGATCGTCAAGAGTAACTCGATGTTTCCCAAACTTCTGGCGGCCGTTTTCGTAATTCATGTCAAAATTCTGAGCTCGATCCGGACTGATAAAAAGTCAAAGAAGATTTCCATAAAGCTCCCAGCCAACGACGTCTTTGTTCAGGAATGTTATATCCGGTCCGCAAAAGATCTCTACGAGGACCCTGATATCATCACCGGAAAGCATACTGACGAGGAACGCAAGAAGAATCTGAGTGCTCGTTTCTGCGAGCACATTAAGGAGGCTATAGAGTATCTGATCCCCATGGCTGAAATCCTGGACACCTACCTTACTCTTCCAGATGAGGGAGAAGGAATGGGATTTGAAGAGGAGGAAGAGGTCCCGGAAATGGATGCACCTATAGAAGAACCTGCGCCCGATCCTGTTGAAGGACTCCCAGAAAATACTCCGAATATGGAATTTGGTCATACTCCAGGGGGAAGCCAGACTGTGACGACCACAAACTCCTTGACGCCCCCCTCAGTTCCAGGAGGAACGCCCGCCCCGACATCAGACAATCTCTTCGATGATGCACCCGATGACCAGAATGTGAAGAAAATACCGTAAATTAATTAGTTTGCTTCTAATAGATGGAGCAGTATTTTCAGGAGCCTTCAAGTGCGGCCGCAATCGCAGGGGCCGTAACAATTGCATACATATACATCAGTGGAAAGATGAATGGAGATGACAAAATTAAAAATTCAGACTATTTCAAACCAGCTTTTCTGGTCGCCCTCTTAGTCTTTCTCATTGTGAGTCAGGGCCAGGGGTCTCACGGTTCGGTTTCAAAGGAACCTTTTTAAAGACATTAAAGAATTAGCTAATAAATATAAAAATGGCTTCATCAAGTGCATTTAATGAAATGTACACGCAGTTCCTCAGTGAACTTTCCCAGACGTTCCCCGAGGATCAATCTATAGTAAAAATGATTAAAAAGCACAAGGATGAAAAGACGTACAAAAAGGTTATGAACAAGCTTTCTCCGTGGGCTCAGCAAATTATGGAAAAAGACCCCGAGTTTTTTTCGGAACAGAATGAATTTGCAAAGAGTCTCAATTTGCACGTTCTTTTCCACCAGCCTGACGTGTCTGATACGACGCGTCAAGCAATCTGGCAATATATAAGTTCTTTGTATGGTTTTGGGGTAACTCTCCAGATGATCCCACCGGGCTTTATGAGCGTCATTGAGTCTGAGGCTGAAAACTGCGCCAAGGGACTCAAGGATTCTGGGGGCGAATTGAATGAGGCCGCCATAATGTCTGCGGCCCAGAATATGATGAGCAAGCTGCTCGCAGGCGGGGGTCTCCCAGGACTTCCAGGGGCTCAACGTAAAATTCCCAAGAAGGATTTTTTGGCATTGGACTAGAAATAAATATTAACAAATGACAGAATGGATCCGAGAGATATTTTCAAGACGAGCCAACTTATGGATTTCTGGCCAACGGCAACTCAGACTGCCAAGGAACGCGTCCTGGCAACTTCTCGGTTCATAATATATGCGACATGTATAGTTTATATCATAAATCGTGAGCCCCGTATTTTCGCACTCGGAATACTTGCTCTCGCAATATTGTATTATCTTTGGACAATGAATATGATTTCTGATGGTAAAATGAGTTCTAGTACTGATGGCCGCATGCCAGGTCCTCTTCGTCCACAGGTTACACTTCCGACGCTTGATAATTCAATGGGAAATGTTCTTTTGAGTGACTATGTTGATAATCCGGACCGTCCAGCTGCAGCTTGGTACCCGAGCATGCGTCAAGAGGTTCAGGTGGAATGGAGTCAAATTCACCCATTTGAGCGCCAACGAGATGCTGAGAGAAATTTTTACACGATGCCCTCGAGCACAATTCCCAATGATCAAGCAGCCTTTGCCTATGGAGCTTTCGGAAAACCATTCGCCCCCAAGTGTCACGACCAAGGAGGGGCCGCTTGCGACCCAGACCGCTTCTACTCCGCCTTCCCAGAGCGTGTGCAAATGCGTGCAGGAAATGGAGGTGGATACGGAGCTGGTTCCAAGTAAAATAAATATATGCACTGTTAATAAGATGCCAACTCTTGATTACAGTGGCGTTAATCTGGAAAAGGGTGTTTGGATAGGCCCAGCACAGGTTGTTTTGGCCGACAAGACCGATGTCGAAAGCACTCTCCGTGAGCAAACCACGAGTACATGGAAGAAGGGCTGGTCCGAGAACCCTTACGACTTTCCCAATACGTATGTGGATCTGCCACTCCGTGTCCTGTGGTGGAATCCCATTAATACATTTGGCGATATTCAGAATGAGCGTTTCAATGAGAGATACTACAGCAAAAAACCCAAGACGTTTGGACGTTAATCCCTAAAAAAAGATAAGTTAATACTAATATGGATCCTATTGCGATTGCAGCAGTAGTCGGTCTTGTGTTTGCCGGAAAGAGAATTGCAGACTCCAAGGAAGTTCCTCAGGGTCGCAAACCACTCCCAGCAACCACGAAACCTCTTACCAGACGTGATATTGATTTGATGGCGACCCCAATGAATCAATACAAAGATTTTACTGATGTTTTGAACACGACACCGGACCTCGGTCGTCGCGTCGGTGACTGGCGTTTGACCCCAAAAGAGGCCGTTCCGAATCTTCAGGATGTGACCCAGACAAACTCTCGTTTTCCATATGGTCAGCCCGTATATGATTTGTATAACCGTGAATATGTTACGAATAAAATGAACAATTTGAACCCCTTGGGAAACCCTAATACTGTAGGCCCGGGTCTCGGGGTGGGCCCGAACGTCAAGGCGGCGGGCGGTTTCCACGATTACTTCCGTGCTCTCCCAGTAAATATCAATGAGGAGAAATTGACAACTCTCGAGGGTCGTGACGGACCTCCTAACCCCGTG